AAGGCGTGGCTTTGTGTAAATTGGTGCTGTTACTGTTGGGCGTGAGGCTTCAACCGCTGGGGTCTCTACTACCTCTGACGCAACAGGTGTTTCAGGTGTTGTGTTTTCCACAATTTCCTCTTTTTCTGTTTTGGTTTCGGTTGATTCTGCCTCTGCGCTTGACGCAGCGACTGAAGTGACCGCGGCACTTGAAAAAGCGGCAGCCTGAACAAGGCTGACTTCCATGAGCTTGGCGGCACTAACTCTATATATTCCGTTACTGTTTTTTCCTTTAATAACTTCCACTCCAACACTTAAGCCGGAACGTAGGTTTTCGCTTGCCTCAATGAGGCTATCAGTTCCCTTAGTTGTATTGCTAACCTTGAACTCTGCATAAATGCCTGATTCATCTTCCTCGACTTTTTTCATGCGACCTATTGGAGATTTAGGGTCATGCTCAAGTAATAGCTTTACTTTTGTTGGCTCGTCAATTTGTATAGAACCTTTTTCGAAAATTACTCGTCCAACTGAAGTATTGCCAATTTCATTTTCGAACGGAACAATTTTTCCAGCGATAATACGACGAGACTCGGAAGCCTCTAAATCTGCACTAAAGTTAATTATTTCCATTTGGGCTTAGTTCTTCCATTTCTCTAGCTTGTTCAACGGTTATTAAATTAAGACTTAGCATTTTTTCAATTACTGCTAATCTTTCTAATGGATTTGCTCTTAAAAATCCGGAGTCCATGTCAAAAGCGATAAATTGTGTGTTCGGTGATAAATCATCCATACTAAGACGAGTTTCCACCGCACTTACATAAGGTTGCAAAGATAGTGCAACGAACTGACGTCTTTCGTCTTGAACGTTAGCATAAGTCATACTATTGTTCATGTCTGCACTTATATAGTAAGCCGGAATATTACAAAGTCTTGCAATCTGCGTAGCCATGTATTGCAAACTGTCTACGTAGGTCATGTCCTTGGGTGAAAATGAAGTTGGTTGAAATTCTAAGCTTGAAGTTAAATATGCAGTTGATCTTTCAGCGCGAGAACGACGCCAAGCTGCTAATAAACCGGCAACTTCTTTTTCGCCAAGGTCTGCACCGTTATTTTTTAAAATACCCGCTGGAGTTGGAACTGAAGCTGCATTTGCAGCGGCTTTTTCCAAATCAATGGCTGCTCTCAAAATTCTTGAACCGGCATGAAGAATTCCATCAATGGGTGATTGGAAAGTTACGAGCGAGCCGATTCCGCTCATTGGTCTTTCAACGCCATCTACTGTATAGAAATCAACAAAAGTGTTATTTTTATTTAATTGAACTTGAACTCTAGTATTATTTACAAAATCAAATCTTGCTGGTCTGTTGTCATCCTGATACACTTCGGTTACTTCTAGATAACCTGTTCCATAAAATAGTAATGCGTCAACCAATGCGGTGACTATAACGGAGTTAGGTGCTGACTTAGATAATTGATTGACCCAAGGCAAATTAGGTAATTCTTCTTTTGTAGCTTTTGAATAAGTGCTAAGTTCCATAGTTCCGATTGTTGTCGCGATTAAGTTGCGGCAGCGCATGACTGCGGGTACGGAAATGGCCTCATCTCTACTTACTGATTGAAACGGAGTAAATTGAGAATAGTAAGTAAATGGGTCAGTTACTACAGGTGGCGCAAGTTGCGCAGTAATTTGTGGTTTAGGTGGTAATCCTACTAAATCGCGGAAAAATCCCATTAGATAAGTATATCATAATGCTTAGACAAAAATCTTAGGTATTGAGATAGGTTTGCTCAACATGTGGACAATCATTGCAGTTGAAATAGCAGCGGTGACGTCTCCCGCGGATTTTCTGCGGATGATTCTCCAGCCTGCATCATTTGTTTTAGCTGCGCAATTATTCATTGCATTAACCCACTCAGGTTGCCCCGAGTGAACGAGTCTTAAATTAGAAAGACTGTCGGCAAGTTCTCCGCAAGCTTGATAAAACGCTTGTCCTGAAATATCAATAAGTTTATGACCTGATTGCTCTAATTTTTGTGCAATAGAGGCGGTTGCGTACTTATCGTAAGCTATTTGAACGGGGCGGTATTTTAAAGCCCAATCATGAATTGAACTAGCCATTTTAACTTCATCAATGGCAACTTCACTACTAAAGGTTTCCATCACTCCAACTGCAATTTTGCCGTCAACAATCTGACCGGCAACCAATGTGCCTGTTCGTTTGCTTGGACTAACGTCAAATGCCATAACGGTCATTGCGCCTACTGGCAAAATCAAATCTGATACGGAAGTTGCTTCAATGCTGCCAAATGTCCATGGTGAGACTTGCGAGTCAATCCACATGCAAAGGGTTTCGGTCAAAGTAGCTTCAATAGAGTTAGTTGCGATTGATTCCTCGATTGCTTCTTCAGTTACGGTGTAACCAAGTGCAGGATTAGCCATTGCCCAAAATTTACGGTTTTTAATATCTTGCCTTGCAGCTAATGGTGCTGAGTACTCCCAAAATCCAAAAGTCTTGGAAGGGTAATCCATAGCCCTTTCCCTAAGATCGTTCAAAACCGTTGAGAACGCATCACCGGCATTGCTAGTAAATAATGTTTGAGAATTAGGTCGCGCTCTCGTTGTTGGGACGGCAGCTTTAAACGCTTCTTCGCTTACCTCGCGTAATTCGTCAATGTAAAGAAAGTCAGCGGTCTTTCCACGGCTTCCGTCGCGAGTCGCTGCAACGATCTCATATCTTGCACCATTGAGTAATGTTATTGATTCTTGTCCGTTAGCGTATCTAATACGTTTAACCTGAGCTTTTAAGAAGTCATTATCTTCAATAGTGTTTGCAACTTGCCTAAATGTATCTAATGCCATATTTCGGTTAGAGGACATTGCAATAATGTTTTTTTCCTCAAATAGGAACAATCCTGCCAAAATTCTCATTCTAGCAAGATGGGTCTTACCTACTTGCCTTGCACATAGCAACAAGTTTGACTTGCGTATGAATTGATTGTTTTTATCAACGCTTAACATATCTTCAAGGACGTAATGCTGCCAAGGCAACAACGGCATCCCAATTTTCTCTGCAAGCTCAGCTACTTCACCAACCCGCGAGCTAGTTTTCAGCGGCGGTGTCTGAATTCTTGGTTTTGTTGAGCCTAATATGGGCTTTTTTGTTAGCCCCCGATTGGCCGGTTTTTTCTTGGCTTTGATCGGTTTCGTGTCGGCTGTCATGGTTTTTGAAAAGGCGACAAAGGCCGTTCAGAAACCGTCTCAGGGAGAGAAGGTTTCATAAAGGCAGGGGGGGTAGAACCGCTGCTAAAAAAACGGCTACCTTTCCGGCTATTGCAAGACTTACATGCGCTGGTTAAGTTGTCCATATCAAAGACGCTACCGCCTACCTTGCGACTTGTTATGTGATCGACTGTTGCATCTGCACCCTTGAGGTCTTTGTGGCAGTAGGTACATTGCCACCCGTCCCTAGCCAATACCCTCAATCTCAAAGACTTCCACTTGCCACTGCCTAAAGCTTCTTTACTCAATGCCATCCCTTAGTCTTAAAGTGATGCCATGCTTTGCAAGCATTGATATAACCTTTCTCATCTAGCTTATACCTATGCTTTATATATTTGAGTCCGTAATCTATTTGACTATAAGCGTCAAGATTTATCATTAACTTATTCTTTAATTGTGGTATTCCATAGGTTTGATGAGTACCACCTAGGTTACCTACTGCCGTTTCAGACCATGCACTTTCTTTGCCATATAGCTTTGATAAACAACTGTATTGCTTACCGCTTTTAATCTGTTGTGCTGCATAAGTCTTTACGCTTATTTGCACAATCTCTTTGTCATTTACGGAATCAATCTTATTCGAATACGCCTTAATGCTAATTAAGCATAGGGCTACCCCTAATGCTACAAGCCACGAACTCGCGAGCAATCCGCTGAGGCGGCTCGCGTTCGCGCTTTTAGGCGCGTCGCTTGCTTGAAGCATACTCACCTTGTCAAGTCTCTTACGCATAGATTTTCCTATCGTCTCAATATGTGAGATGTGATTTACGCCACACGCACATAAGTTTTATGTCGTCCAGTTCTTGCCAAGCTTCATCAAATCCGGCTTCAGCCATAACCCTCACTCCACTCATGACCGCAATCATTACAGTTATGAAAGTAATCGTTGTTATATTTTGTAGTTTCGGTGTTATATCTTAAACACTCAGGGCATTGATCTTTGCGCATACCTTACAGTTCTCTTTATCGTAAGTCCAAGAACCGCAAGCACACCTATTAGGCTCGCTCATTTAATATTTCCATGAACTTAGCCATTGGCAGCAAGACCACATAGTCCTCAACCTTCTCGCCCTGCCCATTGCAGCGCAATACTATGAACGATAGTTTATCGGATTTACGCTCTTTAATCTGTTTAATCCATGCTAAAGGCGAGAACTTTGTTACAGCTTTAACCTCTATGTCAAAGGGAGTTCCTAATATGTCACTCCCTTGACGTCCTGCACCTGTCGACTCGGCGAACGGATACCAAGTCTTTAAATACTCAGCTACTACCTTTTGAGTTCTATAACCTCTATGTTTTCTATGCTGACTCAAGGCTTAGAACCCCAGCCACGACCTTTGAAATGTATTGGTACTGCCGACCACAACCGCTTCAAAGTTCCCCCACATAAAGTGCAATGAGGCAGTTGTGATTCGACAGCCAAAACGAGTTCTGTCTCTAGATTACAGCTCTCGCATTTGAAATCGTATCTAGGCATGAGGTCTAAAGTCAATATAGGTAACGTTGTGACAGTTGTAACATTTTATATAACCGCCATCACTCATCAGCCTTGCATCTCCACAATCAATGCAGCACTCTGAAGTTGGCACTATATCTACTTTCACACCCTCATCCGTAAAGGTTGCTCTAACACCTTTTGAGTCAATGATTTCCATATCACCCATGTTCAACCTCATCTTGGAAATACCAATGTCCGTTGGCGGTGCTAGAAGCCCACTTAGCGTGTTCTGCTACACCTTTCTTGCAGACATAACCGTAATACGGTTTTCCCTTTCCTTTCGATATGCCCTGTTTGAGGATATGCCCATGTTCGCAAGGGATTGGCTCTTTGGGTGTTGAAGTGCCAATGGCATCAATAGCTTCTCCAATACTCCAAGCGACCGGCTCAGGCTCTTTTTTCTCAGCTTTAAAGCTTTCTCGAATAACGTCCTCGACTGCTGCTGATCTAGACCCTGCTGCACCGTAACGTCTTTCCTCTAGCTTCTTTTCATATACGTTAGGTTTTTCTTCCGCAGCAATAACCTTTGCCATTTCGGTTTGACTTGGACGTTTTCCTTTTGCTGCATATCCAGCATTTGCCAAAGCTCGCCCGATTGCAGACGTCTCTGCATTTTCCAACGCGCTAGTAGAATTAACGCCTCTGTCCGAAATGATTTCGTAAGCAAGTCCAGTAGCGAACGGTTGGCTATCAACGCATGTTCTATAAATTTTGGCAAGAACAATAAAACGTTTTTCGCTATGTTCCAGCAACTCCGTATGAACCATAAAATCAGCAAAGTCACTAATAAACCTTCCAAGTCTCACCTCAACCGTCTCATAATCATTTATATTAAATGCCATCTTCTTCACCTCTCATTTCTCTAACTATTTGGTGATAGATCAAGCCATAACCTAACAGGTCTTTTAATGAGTCCTCATGATCGCTGGACTGGCTAAGTCTTGATACCTTGACGAGCAACATTGCCATTGCCACCTGTTCAGGCGAAATGTAACTGTCAAAGTAACCCGACCATAACTCGGAGATACGACGGTGATTGAGTGTCGCATTTCCATAGACATTACCTCTTTCCGCAAGGGTAAGCTGCAATTCTTCGAGCAGTTCATTAGTTCTTTTCATAATCAAATACCTCGTCTTTTCTCATGCGCCTTATGCGCTCTTGGTGGTCTAGACTGGCTCGCCATCCGTCGTTTCTGCCACTCCAATATCCTTTTTCGTAGTTCATTGTTTTAACTTTGTCATACAACCAATAAAGCATTGCGCTGCCAATCAATACGTAAAACATTATGAACGCAACTTCCCTTAATTCCATCCATGGTGTCATGAGTGTATTTTTTCCTTTTCTATGTAACTTGCAATAAGAGAAAATAGTTTAGCTCTTAAACGCCTATTAGCATCTTCAGGATTATCTCCAATAGAACTAAATTGACCTAAAGCATTTTTAGTGCTTGCAATGTATTTATCAGAGTCAGCAATATAACCTAACTCAAATTTGCTACTAGCTACGCTTTCTATTATTTCTATCATGCTGCCACCCATGAACCGGCATAATCGGTAGTAAAGCAATACTGTTCCATTGCCTCATCAAATGCAATGCTAAAGTCAAAACCGATTTGATATAAATAATGAGTTGCTAATAAGGCTGAGGCGTAACTCTCAACCCAATAAATGTATTTATGATTCCAGTTGATTGTTTCTTCAAACCTTGCAGCTTGTTTAATCCAATCAGACTCACCTGCAAACTCCATTTGAGTCTCTGTTAATCGCTCAAAGTCTTTGCTTGTTAGTTCCATAATTACCCTTCCGTTATACCAAGTTCCGTTAACTTGGTAAGGATAAGGGTGACCTAAGACAAGCTATAATTCAACGCTTGTCATGGCGTGTTCTATAACGCTTTTGTTATATAAAGTTTAATTCATCAAAGGCATCAATCTGTTCATCAATGCCCTTGGATTCGTAATCTGTCTGCCTACCCATAAACCTTGCCTTCAAATATAAATGAACCATCTTGATTTATTGGAACAGGTATGACCTGCACTTTACGGTCTTTTACATAAGCTACGGCAAACCCTGTCTGCCAATTTGCATAGCCTCGCGTGTATGCCATGCCTGAAGAACTAAGATCGACTAAATTGCCAACCTCAACGCCCCATACAGTACGCCCTAATTGCCCCCTAGAAGCCTCTGTAAAGGCTGAAACTCCCAGTCTATGGGTATGCCCACACACCACGCTCTTTCCAAGCCTTCTAGCCCCATTTAAAGCCGTTTGGGAAGGCACTTGGCTAAGAGGGAAAGCGTCTCCGTGAACTGCTGTCCAACCGTGCGCCCAGTCAAGCCCAAAAGGGTGGAATTTGATTTGGAGTTTGTCATATCCCATAAAACGCTCATACTGCATTTCAGGTAAGTTGAGGAAGGAAGGGAGTCTTTTCTTGATTGATCTGTAAAGTCTAATTCCATGGTTACTTCCTAACACGTCCGTTACACCTAAATAGGTTAATACTTCTTGGGTGAGCTTTCTATCTTCATGAATATTGCCGACCATTTCGTCAATCGTTCCGGCATTGAAACCGCCTAATTGAGGAAGGTCTATTTCGTCACCGATTTGAATAGTACGGTGAGGCTTCCATTTAGCTAAAAACTTACCAACTGACTTGACTGCCTTTTCATCAAAAAATGGAACTTGAAGATCACTTACAAAAGCGATTTTCTTTATCAATTAGTCCTCGTCATCCTCATGTGGGTTATGTTCAGGATTTACAGGGTCAAAATCAGGTGCAGTTGGAATTAACCAATCAGGGAAAGAATTTCTATCCAACATGCCAAGTGCTTGATCTACTGGAAAACCTGCTCTACGTAAGCTCAAATAATATTCACGCATGGCGATTGCGTAAGCATCTAAACGAGTCATAATTTGATCGTGTTGATATTTACCTTTACGCTTTGTAACTTTGCGCTTTTTCTTTTGAGCCATAAACAAATTCTACTTTCCGTTAGTGACAATCCTCAGTAGTTCCTCTTGGCGTGTTTCAATTCTTGCTAAACGATCTGCAAGGCTACTTCCAGAGTTTGGAGTCAAAGTCCATAGCCAACCTTTTATTAAATATCTAAGACCTAAAAAGAAGCTAGTAAGAACAGCGGAGACGGCGGCGGCTAAGCCAGCCCAACTTGCAGCATCCATTATTTGGCATTGACACCGTAGTCAACTTCAGTACCTGAAGAAGGGTCTATGGCTTTTGCTATAGGGGCGATTACTGCGCCGAGTAAAGTTGCATAGGCAGGGTGTATGTCAGCGACAATAGCCAACGCAACGGTTATGCCTGAAGCGGCAACTGCTCTTAAATAAGACTTAATTGCAGCCTTATGCTTGTTTGATAGTTTCATTTGTTCCCCCTAGTAATGGGATATTGAAAGGTTTCCCATTTTGATTTGGTTTAAAACTTATATGTATATGTGTTTTGTGTGGGTTTATACCGCGATACTTAACCCAACGCCAAAAGGATTTTGCACTTGCAATCTTGCCCATGTGAATTATATAAAGAAAGCGTCGATCACCCTGTTTTGCTGCAAGTCTAATTTGATCTGCCAAATAGATACTAATTCCTTGTTCTTCAGATAGGCGAGCGTCAATGTCCAAAGCGCAGACTTCCCCTCGTTCATTGGGGTTGTGTTGACTAACTCGAGACTGGTGACGCAGATCACCAATCCATCCATCAAGACGCTTGGAACGATTTGGGAAATTATCATTAGTTTGTTCCCTAAATTGTTCAGCGGCTTTTGATAACCAAGGTTTCATTTAAGAAAGTAACAGTTTTGCTTCTTCTTCAGAAATACCTAACTTTGCAAGCAAGTCAGCCTTAGTCTGAGCCTTTGCTTCCGCTTCAGCTTCTTTTGCTGCTAACTCAACTTGAAATTGAGCAAGTTCAGCATCTCTAATTGCCTTTTCTTCAGGTGTGTATTCTCTTTGTATGTGTTCACCTGTTGCGCCATTGTAAATATACAGTTCCATTACTCCGCCAATCCATAAACGACTACTTGACCTGTTATAGTTCCTGCACCAACAAAAATTCTAAAACCATCTCTCGAAGTTGCAGTTGGCTCGTAAATATCTGATGAGTAAGGCGCGACTCCTTGTCTTGAACATTGAAAGACGCCTTGTTTAACTGCTGCTAAAAATGGTCTAGTCAAAGTTATACTAAATGCAAAATTCCTATCTGCCGCAACATTGTCTGATAAAAACCATTGAGTGTAATTAGTTGTTGATCCAGCCCAACCCGTAATATAAGTGTTGGTAGTTAAATTAGACCCACCTGATCTTAATTGCATTGTCACATTGGCGTTAGCACTTGTGTTTACATATCCAACAATTAAATAATTATCATAAGTGGAACTGAAAACCGAGTCTGCTATTGTCTCAGATACCGCAGAAGGATTTAATGTTGTAAGTCTTGTTAAACCTGAACCACCGCCAGCAGCAGCAGCCCATTTCATGCCTGTTGCCTCTGCGCTATCAACAGTTAAAATATGTCCATTGGTTGCACCAACGGCTAATCTAGAAAATGTATCTGCGCCAGTTCCAACAATTAAATCACCTTTAGCATCAATGGCGGTTGCCATTGAGTTTGTAATTGTGACAGTTCCTGAAGTGCCACCGCCGCTAATTCCGACTCCAGCAGTTACACCTTCAATGTCTCCAGTTGCACCTGAAGCCGCCCATGCCGAACCGGTGTAATACCATAATGAATTATTGTCTTTTGTGTAAGCAAACTGACCTTCTTGAGGTGAGGTTATTGCTGCGTCTCTAGCTGTTGCATCAGCAAATACCAAAACGCCTTGCATTAAATAACCGTTAACGTCTGCGGCACTTAACACGTCACCGGTGTTAAATGTCTTAAATCCTAAACCTGCTGCCATTGTGTATTCTCCCTAGGGTCTAATTATATCTTAATAGGACAAAATATCTTCACCAATAACACCATAAGTGCTATTGCCAATTATGAAACCGTCAACGATAGGCTCAAGGGTAGTGAAGTTTCCTGTCCATGAATTTGGCGTGATTTCCCAAATAACCCCTTGGATTTGTAGGTTTTTGGTAATAGTTGAGCCATCCGGCTGAACGTTGGTAATGACTACATTGTCAAAGTAATCAAGATCAAGCATGGTTGCACTTGGCACATTTGGGTCATATAAGTCAACAATCATGCTATCAATGCGGATAGTGGTACTTGATCTAGTCGCAACATAAATTGCAGCTATGTTGGCTGCGTCGGCATCTGTTTGAATAACCAAATCGCTGAAATTGACTACATGCGGAAAGTACTCAGCAACCGAATCTACGTCGGTGTAAGTTTGTCCAGTTCCACCAACTCGAGTAACTGTTGATTTGTTAACAATCAGCTTATCGTCAAAAGCAAAAACTAAGTTTCTATAAGGTATGCCAGTAGTTTGATTAAATGCAATCGGTGTTGCACTAGCTGAGGAAATGACATTTGATCTGTTTTTAAATACAGCGTTACCTTCAGGGTTAATAAAAAATGCGCCTTGTTCTGAAGTTTCAACATTTTTTAAAGCTTGCAAAGTAATGCGATTGCTTGCTGGGTCGGCTTGGGTCAAACTGTCGCCGGTATCGATTGAACGCATAGTCAATGGGAAACTTACGGTATCTAGTATTTTGCCAATTCTTGTTCCAGTATCTTGTCCATTTGCTTGACCTGTTACGGCGGTAATTGTTGACATGTTAAATAATCTAAAAGCATCTGAAGCGTTTATATCTACATAAGAGACATTTTCTGCCTTATCGTAAGTATAAATATAATCAGTTGTATAACCGCTAAATAAATAATAAGTTACCCCTAAGTAACTTGCAGAAATTCTAAGTTTTCTTAAAGGTGTTAAATAACCAAATAAATCAGAACTTGGGTTTTGTGGATTAAATCTACCTGTTTGATCGTAAATCCTGACGGTGCAAGTTCCGGCTTCGTAAGTATCTCGACCAATATTCCTGCCGCGTCTAATCTGTATTTGACGAGTAATGTCAGTTAAATTTAAAACTAACGCCGGTGTCGAGGAATCTGCCAAAAATCCAGTTCCAAGCAATCCGTTAACTGGGTCATCTAAAGTAAAAGGGTTACCAAAAGTAGCCCCTGAACTAAAGTTCAAGCTTACGTCTAAAACAGGAAGTGACATGTTATCTAAACGGGTTAATGGATGAGAAAGAACCTGAAGCGGAAGAATCAATAAATCCGTTTCTTAGTTCATTTAATAAACCTTGGGTTGCACCGTTAACATTGATAACAGTAGTTGAGGTAGTAGGTGGCGCACCAAATCTGCCACCGCTTTCTCTGTATCTTTCCTGAGCAATCTCAGCAACGCTCATGCCTGTATAACCCGCAGTACCTACTAAGCTTGATGCTAAATTGTTGTAATAATTACCACCGGTTGCTGCCGCTGCTGGAGTAGGCATTTGAGACAGTAACTTCATCATTAAAAGTATTTGCTGAATTAACAAATCAATATCTTTAGACCAGCCTTCAAATGGATATAAAGCTTTAGGCAACTTGGCAATAGCTTCAGCAAGGTTAGTAGTTTGCAACTGAGACATGACTAATTGAGTTGCTAATTTAGACGCTTCAGCGGCATTTTCTTGCAATAAAGCCAACTGTAAAGACAGCCTTAACTTTTCATTTTCAGTTATCTTATTTTGAAGTGCTGCGTAAATCTGTATTTGTTCTAGGTCAAATATGCTAGAAAGTTGCTCTAGTTTCTTGCGATCAGCCTCAAGCTTCTTTTGAGCAGCCTGTAAAGCTTTTTCCTTGGCAATAGCTTGTTGCCTTAATCTAAGCTGTTTAGCAGCTTCTTTTTGTAATGCCTTTTCTTCCTTTTGTAAGGTTGTGTAATCAAACTTCATGGCCATTGGGTCAAATGGCTTATCAAAGTTCATCTTATATTGAAGAATCGGTGAGTCAGACGGTGTGGTTAAGTTTTGGAATCCAACTTTAGTAACTTTAATGAACCTAGAAACATTGTTAATAAGTCCAGCCAATTTATTACTGATTGTATCAATGCTGCTGCCGTATTTGTCAGGGTCTCCAAATGCGTCGTCAAGTGCTTTAACCAAAGCACCGCCTATTTTTTCTTTAGCATCCTCAGCTTTAGCAGATAAAATTGCCATCTTGCCAGCAAATGAATCAGCAGCTAAAGCGGCTTGACCGTTAAACTTTTTGGCTAGATAAGTTGTTACCTTATCCAAATCCATGGTTTTTAATTCGGCTTTAGTTAAGCCAATGTTTAACTTACCTAATGCGGTGTTTTCCCCAAGGGCAGCCTTGCTTAATGCGGCTGTTACGCTTGCAAGATCGCGTCCAGTTCCTGCGCTAGTATCTAAAGCAACACTTAATAATTGTTGTGCCTTTTTCGCATCTAAAGTTGAGTTAACAAGTTGAGTAAATGCAGGTCTAAGTTGATCGTCAAGAACACCGGTTTGATTTTGCAAATTTTGAATAAATCCAGCAGTACTAAGAACGGCATAAGATTGACCTAAATTCTGTAATGTTTTGCTTAACTGACCTGCTGCTTTCTCATCTTCAGCAAATGCCTTAACCGCGTTCTTGCTAAATCTAATTGTTTGGAATACGCCAAAAGCCAAGCCAAGGGCTTTAGCACTTTTAGTTAATGCACCTAATGACTTACTAGCAGCTTTAGCACCCTTGTCTTTATAGGTACTAACAATAGGAATTTCAATGCCGGTAGCACTCATGCCGCTAGTCCAATCTTTCGTTTAATACTTGAGTTAAATGTTAAAATCGCTTTATCAATAGCTTTAAAGGTTGCCTTTGTGACTTTGCCTTGATCTCTTGCAAACGCGGCATAAAGCAAACGACCTTTATTCTTACGACCTCTGCCAATGCTTTCTAGCTGCGCTTCCTTATCAATAGAGTTAACAAAATGATAGCCAGCAAAAGGATTGTTGCTATTATAGTTTCTTGTTGCTCTTGCAATCTTTTTGCCTTTGTAAAAGTAATAACCTTCAGTACCTTGAGTTATTGCATTTTGATAATAGGTACTTTGAACAGGGGCGCGACCATCAGGGTTTTTACGACCTGCGGTCTCATAAATAGCACCTGCGGCAGAACGGTTTAAAAGTCTGTAAGTGTTAACAAATCCTGATCGATTAACACGAGAACGACCTAAAGAATAAGTTAAACCTTTTCTAATTACGTCAGGGTTATATTTAGGGAAGCCTCTAGTTTTGCCAGCAGTTCTAGAAATAACTTCCTTGCCCTGATCTTGCCAACCACTCAAACCCAATATTTCGTTTGGTACTTGAGACTTTGCATCTTCAACAACTACACGCATTGCAGCGCGTATTTCTTTATTCATTTCTTTATAGAGGTCAGGCGCAAACTTCTTTAAGGCTTTTTGTACCTCAACGACTCCTTTTACCTCTACGGGCATTTTCCACCTTTTTTGCTCTATCGTTTAGATAAGCCAATGTTGCTAAAAACATTGATCTATCCATGTTGACAAATTCGCTATGCGGTATGCCGGTTTCAACTGCTAAAGAAGCAATTAAATAAGTAAGGTCATACCGCGTTACCCATTTGGGGAGTCGGCATCCATAATCTCTACTTTTAATAGAGTTTCTAGATACTTTTCTCCAAATGGAACAACTGTTACTCCAGCCCGACGCTCAGCTTCCCATGAAAGCCAATAAACGTCTGACTGTCTTTCTTCATCTCTAAATCTTTTATGAAATCCAGTTTTAAAATTTTGTTCAAACGCGTATTCGAGTGCAGGGGAAATTTCATACTCTGCAACTTCCCCTGAAGCCTTGGACACTCTTAACTTAATCATTTATACCCCTTAGAAAGTACCTGTTG